GCTGGAGCTTTCAATAAGAAAGTCACCAACTGGTCAATTCCAGAGTCGTCTATTTTGACACCTTGAGTACTTAGAGAGTCGAAATATTTTCGCTCTTCTAAGGCCTTCCGCAATACCTCTCTATATACTATACTTAGATAGTGGTCACACCGGTTAACAAAATCGGCGTTGTCAAAAATACGCTTATAATCTTTTTGTAAAAGATTAAAATTAAAAATATAAGCAGTATTCAGACGCGTCACTTCATAGTTATCAAAGAAACTCTTTGATAATAAAGCCGTTAAAGCTTCTATAATAGTATAGCGAGATATAGCTTCGAATCCTGGTGTGTTAGGAGCGATTCCTCTCCTTTGGAATCAATCCCCCCAATTAGGAGATGATTTATCCGTAAGATTGGGCATTAAAGCCCAATGTAATAGGAACCCTGCTCTTGATTTTAAAGATAAGGAATTAAGTTTTCCTAAAACCTTATAATTAAAACCAAAGATTCTAAACACACTAGAAATTTTCACTTTATATCTAAAATTAGAAAATAAAGTTGCTAGAACCGCAATATTTTGCGAAACTAGCGAAAATTCTTTTAGTGGAACTGCTGAAATAATACCTTGTACCGGATGAACGAGACGTTTAGCAAATTCAAAGACTCCTTTATTAGAAATAAGAGATTTGGATAAATTAATTTTTACTCCTAACTCTTGAGTCATGAATTTGTAGTAGTAATTAGCTACTATCTCGTTTCATATTATAATGTCATCACCTAAAACCATATATTGGTTAAAGGGCTTGTTGAGCTTTAACAAACCTAACTTCTTGACTTGTTTGACAGAATACTCCACAGCAAAGTGGTGCGTTACTGCAAGCATAGCTCAGGAAGATAAGGCCCCCATTGGCTGACCAACAGCATATCTAACACTCTTAGGGTAGTTAGGATTCTCTTTAGATCAAAATAAGTGTTGGTATTTAGAAGGGAGAGAATAATCTCTTCCAACTAACACCTCACCTCATGCAGTACCTAACCCATCTTTCAATCCATTAAGGATTGCGATCTGGATAGATAACGGTAGTCGATCCGTTGCGGCTGATAAATCAAAACTAAAAACTTTGTTATTAGTCTGACTTATTGCCAAACGAGCTCGTTCTACACCTGCAACTTGATCAAAAGTAGCATCTAC